GATTCATATAGTTAACTTTTTCGTTGATCTTGGATTCGTTAAATACTTTGTCTACTTTTTTATTACCATATTTGTCTCTGAGAATTTGTGAAATAGCACCTTCTTTATCATAGCCCTTTAAATCGACAACTTTATAATTACGACTTAATTTATCTCGTAATGATTTTATTGATAATTTTTTTAGTTGTAAATATTCTTTGTAAATTGGTGAATATTTATCAACTTTTTCGTTTAAAAAATCTTTAAATGTATTCATCGTGCTTTTGCTGCTAAATCTTTATCTGCTCCGCCCCAAGTTCCTTTTGACTTTGTTGCAAAAGAATTAACTCGAGCTAACCCCCATTGCGTTGGATTAGTGCCTGGTCTGTGACCAGTTCTCCATGCCGCAACACCTCTATTATAAACTTTTCTTAATATGCCAACGCTAATACCAGACTTCTTTGCTTTCTTCTTTAATGAAGCTGTAACATTTTCTTCGATACCTTCTTCGGATAATTCAATATCTTCACCGAGTTGTTTCTTTATCCAACCTCTTGCAATCTTATTAGTCGGTGTTTTCTTAGCAAACTTAGCCATTTTCTTATAAGCATCAGTTGTAGCTTTCTGCCAATTTGCACCTTCTGAATTATCAACAATTTGAAAGTCTCTGTTAAATAAAGATTGAAATTTACCAATGTTCTTTTGAACTTCAGCCCACATCTTTTCGACTGCCTTTGCGCCGAGTGTGCGTGGTCTTTGTGAATCTCTTTTGACTGCAGTCTCAAGATTTGTATTTACAAAAATCATAGCAGTATCATAACCTAATGCTTCGAGGTCTCGAGCTTGCTTTTTAATCTTCTCGTAATTTTTTCCTGTTCCATCAATGACTAGACCAAGACGTCCTTTCAGATACATTTCTTGCTGTCTTGCTGTAAGTGCTTTTGCTTTATTTCGAATATCTTGGCCTTTTGGTGAATAGATAAAATCGGGGTCCATTGTAGCACCAGCTTTCTTAATTGCCTTTTCAAAGTTATCATCGGAGTTAATAAGTTTAAACCCGAGAGCTTGTAAACCAGTTTTACCAATAGTAAAAGATTTACCAGAACCTGGTCCACCTGCAAGGAATACTGCTTTAAAGATCGCTGGATCATTTACGCCTTCTTCTACACTATTTTCAGTGTCTACGATTGGATTTTTATCTTCTCCAAACATATCTTTAAATTTCTTTGTATGCTTCGAGGGTTTTGTCTTTGCTCCTTTATCACCAGGTGCTGGCTTATACGCACTTGGATCATCGTCATCTTTCTTTGCCCCTTTCTTAAAGTGAGCATCTCTTTTATCCTTTGTAGATTTTGTTTTGATTCCTGCGTAATATTTTGCAGGTTGAGTACCTTTCTTATCTTTTACATCGGGGTCTTGACGAACTTCTTGAATCTTATTAATAAAGTATTTGTTCTCATCAGAACCTATGATAAAGTTTGATTTTCTTTCTAGCACAACTAATACGTTTCCGTGCTCATTTAAGAACTCATCGCCTTCGTTAAATACTTCTCCTGCAACATATTTTTCTCTTAAATCGGTTGTTGCTAATTCAATATGAGTTCTGAAATTAGTCATTTCTTTTAAACCCATTCGCGACCGAAGAAGATTAAATACTCCAATTTTATCTCCGTAGTTATCAGGTAATCCCTTTGCAAAAGATTTAAAGTCGCCTGAAGAAGCTGCTGCTCTCATTTTAGAAGCAGACATGCCTGATACATCATCAGAATCAGGGTCTCTTTCACCAGCAGAAACAATACTAATACCGTCTGAAAAATCGTAGTAACCATGACGAGATTTCTCACCATTATACTTATTAAGTAACTTTTTAAAGTCTGGTATTCTATCAGCACCAACAACCATTGTTACTTTTGTGTAGCCCTGTTTGTAAAGATATACAAGAGCATCTAAAGAATTTTTAATCTTTTTATCGTAAACTATGTTACGGCCATACTTAGGAAATATTTTACGAAGAAGTTGTACTTTCTCTTTATAACCTAACGGATTCTTTTTTGCATCATTCGATTGAGACGCGAAGATTTTATAGTCATTACCTTTGGCAAGAGACGTTACTTTCTTCATTAACTTCTCGTGGCCAGTCGTCGGCGGATTAAATCTACCAAAAGTAAATACTACGCCTTTCTCTGTTGCTTCTTTAAACTGTTTAAATGACTGTATCATCGTTCCCATCCTTTTATTACATCCTTGCTAAAATTATTCATTGAAAATTCAAGACGATCGACCAATTTGACGGCACCGTTGCTTGTCTTATCGATAGCAACAAAACCTTCAGAGCCAGTAACCTTGAATCCATTTTTGGTGCGAACAAATGTTTTCATTTGTTTCACCTTATCTAGTTTATTTATAATCAAAAGTTTTGCATCTACAATAGCATTTTGTAATTCAAACATTAATTGCAGACTTTTTTTGTTTTCTTTTGAGAAAAACTTCATTAATTCTTGCTCTTTCTTGTCAACATTTGCTTTACCTTTTGCTGATTTTCTCTTATCTCTTTCCTTTGCAAATTTATTACCGAACCAAGAAAGTAAATCAGATACGTGCTTTGCAGGTGAACCGATTCTTTCGCCCTTTCGAACTAATGAGTTATTAAATGTTTCTAGCTGACCTGCTAACTCTGGATTTGATTGAAGTGAACGAAGAGTTGTACCTGCAATCTTCTGAAATATCTTACCTGCTTTTGATAATGCAGTAGTCACTTCTTTTGTTTCATTAGCAGACAATGACGCGTTACCAGTAACATCTTGATATTCTGCGTCTTGATACCATACAGAAGGTTTCTTTTTTAATTTAGATAGGTCAACTTTAAACTTAGCCTTCATGCTTTCAAATGAATCACCGGTATAGGTTGTATGAAAGACTACGCCAAGTTTTGCTTTAGATATTTGTTTGCCAAGTTTTGAATTAACTGGTACGGCATAAACAATTGTGTTTGGTTGAAACGTAACTAGTTTCTCTCCATCAGCAGATTCAGTTGATAGATCACCTTTCGTAAACATGATATCACCTTGAATTACATCTTTAATTCCAAGGTCTTTTAATTCATTAAAAGCAACGATTAACTTCTGAGCAAGGTCACCCGAAGTATCTGCTTTGATATCAGCTTCTGATTTATAAACTTTTGGATTCTTATTAAAGATACCTTTTTTGGCCACAAAGAATTTACCGTCGCTTGGATCAGTTCCTGCAAAGACTGCAGGTGCACCGTCCCATTTTACTGTAACGTTATGTGACGAGTCTGAATTGCCAGCCAACATATCTCTCATTGCTCTCAAAGCAAAGATAGCTTCGCGTGCACCTTTCACACCACCGTAGATAACTCTATCCTCGATGTGAGTCATGTGAACGTTTTTGCCGGCTTTGTTTTCGGCAAGATATGTTTTAAAATCAATCATCGTCTTTATCATCGTGGCCAGGGCATTTAGTTCGTGACACGTAACCTGCCACTATTCCAACGATGCCAGTAATTGACATCTTTAATAAATTAATTACTCCCTCATCAACAGGCTTATGCTCTTTAACAGATACATAGAAGTCTCCTATAGTAATAACAAATAATAAAGTTACTAATCCTATTACTAGTGTAAATACTATTTTATCTTTTACATTCATGGCTTCAATACTACTTTCGCCTGTTTAATAATTCCTTTTGGCCCAGCTGATATTTTTAAATGCTTTACTAAAGCTTGGACCGCTTTTTTAAATAATCCCTTAAATGTGAAATCTCCGTCATCTAAAACCATACTACCCATTGCACGAACGGGGACTTTGTAGTCAAACTTCCATGTGTCATTGCCTTTAGGACTTTTACCTTTGTGTTTCGATGACCACTTAAGAGTATCAATCTTAAACGGAATAGCTCCAAAGATTTCTTCGAGCTCTTTTGACTCCTCTAAATGTTCTTTAAATGTTTTCATTATTCAAATACTTTAATGTATGCGCTAGAGTCTTCTGTTTGACTACCAGCATAGTTAATTAATTTTGTTACAAATCTATCTCCTTTTACCTTTGAGTTGCCCTTAATTAAAGAAAGCAATTGAGTAACACCGTATTTGGCGTGTATCCATACTGCATCTTTTTGCGTAAGTTCATTAATAAAGTCTTCTTGTTTAATAGATGGATAGCATATCTTATATATTTTATAGTATTTATCTATTGTCTTAGCGTCGCCCTTTTCCATAGAACGTGCATCAGCTGATATGATTCCTGTCTTTGGTAGGTTTACTCCATATACTTGTTTAGCCGCATCTGTTATATACGTCCAACCAGCTCCGCCACCTCGTGCGGTTTTACCTGATATCTCAACTTTAATTGTTCCAAAAGCTGAGTTATCTTTTGCAAGTAACTTACCATCATCATAGACAACTGTTCCGCCTTTCGAACTCCAATAGCTTCCTGCAGCACTTTCTAATAGAACATCTTTTACTTTATAATCTCCTACATCAGGCGGTAGCGTAATGTTTATCTTTTTAATTATAACTTTCTTAACAACCTTCTTTAAAGATATTCCAACACACTGTCTTTTAGTAAATTTGTCAAGTATGTCTCTTTGAAGAGCTTTGACGCTAGAATCATCAAAGGACTTTGGATTAAAATTTGTTTTAATTGCCCATATATCACCAGGGTTCCACTTATCGTCTGTAAATTTAGCAAAGCCACTATTTTTAAATGCTCTATCTTTTGCTTTATATATTTCTTTCATAAAGGTTGAGCCTCTATGAAACTTCATTTGATTATTTACAAATCCGCCCTTAATAATAGCATGAGCTGACATATAAGAGCTTTTCTTCCAAGTATAATCAATGTTTAGTATTTTACTTAACGGCTTATCAACATCGATCTTTGATGCATACTTTTTTAATATGTCATCAGTAAAGAACTCAATTGGCTTATTACGGTTCGCCATAACCGCTGCTAGCCATAAGCACTGAGCACTTTCATTGATTGCGGTCTCTTCGGTACCTCCACCAGCACCACCACCGCCGCCGCCAAACGCTTTATCTTTCTTCATCTGTGTAATAGGTACAAAAGCACCCGTTGAAGACACTAGAGAAAAGGTTTTCTGGTCTTTAATATGTTGTTCAATTAAAGCAATGTTTGCTTTATCATTTTTAATAATAACTTTTTTACCAGATAATAGAACGATTGGCGTCTTCGTTTTGATTAGACGTTTGAGTATTTCCGTACGAGGCTCTCCTGTTTTGGAGTTGGGTTTAAGTAATTCTTTTGAACCAAGGTTAGTAGCCATTGCTACTATTTATAAGAAATCCACTCTCTATACAATTTTGGTGATAACTGATTTGGTTCTTTTTCCCAAGGTTCTTTTGGTGAATCATACCAATCAACCCTTTTACCTCTCCACTTTACTTTTCGTGATTCTCTAGCTAAATCAACTAACTCGCCTCTGACATATTGTCTCACATGTACACATTCGTGAGCTAAGGTATCAATCAAGTCTTTAGTACTTACTGTAGAGTCAAGGCGAATAGTAAACTCGCGAGGATTGTGATTCTGATCTTCCCATGTACAATCGCCCCATACTTCGTCTTTTTCTTTTAGTTTTCTTATTAGTTCAATAGTGATATCTAAATTTTTCAATCTAGGCATAAGACGTTGAATAAAGTATTCACATGCTTTTTCTACTTCATCTCTTATTTTTTTATTACTACCTGTTGCTTCTATATAAATCATAATTTAAAAGTTGAATAATCATTATTATTTATTGGGGTGCTAGATTCATTCTGTAGTGTCTGAGCCGAATCTTCTACCTCGTATAATCTCATCTTTGCTCTGTCGATTCCAACTACAAATCGTTTGTTAGTTGTAGGGTCATTATAACGATTTTTAAGTTGCTTGACCATTAGTTGACTCATTGATTCTAGTTTTTCTGTCGATATCAATGCTAACATCAAGTCGGCTGTGGCAGGAAGTCCAAATGATTCTGAAGTATCAGTAATCTCAACGTCAGTATTTCCAAATCCTGTTCGAGTTACTTGAGTAGCAGACCAGACCGGCACATTGAACTCGACTGCAAGACCACGAAGTTCTTCAGCAATAGCTTTTACATAAGAGTAAGTATTAACTGAACCACCAAGTCCTTTCATACGAGAAGATGCA